GGGAGTAGGGATTTTACTGTATGCATTTTTTAATCTAGCAAACTGCCCTCTAAAAGTTGGACCAATGCCATAAGCATCTGCTTCATAGTCAAACACATCTTTATTAGGACCTAAATTAATATTCGGGTCATAAGGAGTAATAATGTTTCCTGTATCATCTCCTCCATCATCTCTTAACTTTTTATTAATAATATTAGGCGCTGTCATAATACCTTGTTGTTTTACCGGAGTATTATACATTCCTCGTGATTCTAAATAAGCTAAGGTATCAGCTTCTGAATGACCTGCAGAGATCCACGAATCGTAAATATTTTGTGCCTGTTCATTTAAACCTAAGTTACCACCGTTATTAAATCCTATTCGACCGCCGTCCGCTTTTTTTAATCCTTTTAAAACTTCTAGAATCTCAACCCAATCTTTACCTTTAATAAGTTCAATATCAATCCCTGCTTGATCTGCAATCATTTGATGATTTAATTTCTCAGCGGGTATGTTAACTCTTTTAGTTTCTTTAAATAAATTCTCCACGCCTCTTTTTGCTTTTGGGGCATCAAAAAATTCTTGTATAGATTTAGCAAAAGATGTTGCATCTTTTCCTAAACTTTCAACGCTTCTTTTTTCTGTAGTGCTTTTTAAAGTGTTTGGGTTAAATGGAACGCCCGCGTCATCAACAGGCATTTTAGTTACATTGGTACCAAAATCAGGATCTCTGGCTTTACCTTTTTTAAAAATGTTAACAACTCCTTGTCTAAGAATGCCATCAATTTTAGCACCACCTCTTTGAAGCATTGCTAAAGCTTCATCAACACTTTTAATCTGACCACTTTTAACTAACTTAGTTAATCCCTCTAGAATTTTAAAATAATTCATTAATAATATTCCCTATCAACTCTGGATAATGGTTTATCTTTATCATCTTCAGGGTGAGATATAAATCCTCCCTGTCTAAAACGCATTATCGCTTGTGTTGTACTGTCGACTAAATCGTCATTATCCCCATACGGGAATGCAGCACACTCTTCTACTACTTCTTCTGCAAATTTTTCATCAGGCGCCCAGATCATCCCCGATTCAAAAATCGGAGCGACGGCGTTTACTCTAGCGTGTTTGTCGTTTCCTTTGCTAGGTGTGTAATTTATAACAGGTATCCCCATTTTTCGCAACTCATATGTGAGAGGTAGTCCTGATGCTTTACTTTCCACGATCACCGTTTCTGGATTCCAATATTTGTATTGCTCGAGTGCTTTCTTCCTTAGTTCAGGAAACTCAAGTCTTTCTTTTACCGCATCGAGTAGAATTAAATGGGCTGGCGAATCGGGGTCTGGATAAAATACACCCCAAGTCGTAATAGCAGAATAATCAGCCGTTTCTTTTTTTAAAAAAGCAGTATCGTAAGATTGTATAACGTGATGGAGTTGAGGCATATAATCTTTATTCCAAACTTTCCACCACTCACGTTTAATAATGGAACCTTCTTCTGCGGTTGGATTTTGCATCCACTGTGCATTCCATTTACCTAAACTTAAAGATGCTTTAACTGATTCTAATTCTTCTAACTTCCAATACTCAGGCCAAACAGGTTTACCTGAAGGCATAATGGCTGGGAACTCTACAATCTCCCACTTATCTGATTTAATTTCTTTTTGAGATTTTAATAACATTCCTGTTAAATCTTTCATATTCCATCTTGTCATTACACAAACAATAGAACCACCTGGTTGTAAACGTTGTCTAGGTCCTGACGTGTACCACTCATACGCTCGCTCTAATGCAGCCGCGTTCAACGCGTCTTGCTCCGAGTGAGGATCATCAATGATGAGTAGATCCGCGCCCCGTCCAGTAATAGCTGATCCAACACCGGCTGCGTAATACTCTCCGCCTTGATCGGTTTCCCATTTACCAGCAGCTTTAGAATCTTCGCGAAGCGTGGTTTTGAAAACAGATTGATATTCAGGAGAATCAATTAACGTTTTTGCTTTTCTACCAAATCTTATTGCAAGTTCTGTTGTGTGTGTTGTTTGTATAATTTTTAAATCAGGTCTACGTCCTACCATCCACGATGGAAGTAAGAAGGATGCAAATTCAGATTTAGTATGCCTAGGAGGCATATTAATAATTAATCTTTTAATTTTTCCCTCTGCCAGAGCATTAAATTTTTTTGCAATAATTTTGTGATGGGACCCCTCTATAAATTGAGGCCACATAGCTTTAACGAAAGACATAAAGTCTTTTGAAACTGTGGATTGTTTTCGTTTTTCAGAAAGCTTTAGTGCATATTTTAAAAATTCTTTTTTTGCGTCAGGAGGTAATTTTGTAATATCTATATTATTTAACGTCATATGGCACCAATAATGATTTTATCCTATGTTTACGTCTAAATCAAACTCTAAAGGTAAAAGTCTGGGACCCCTTTTACGTAAAAAGGGGGATGGGGTCCTTAAAACATTCTAATTCGAGATTCAGTCTGGGTCCTACTTATCTACGGGAGGGTGGGCCCATAGGACACAAGCAAATACAACTTGTAGTCGTATGCATAAACTACATACGACTACAGATAGAATTTACTTAATCAAGTAATACCATATACTCTTTAGCAAAATGTTGTCTAAACCAATCAAGACCCTTACGAACTGTTTTCCACTCTGGAGATGAACCCCAGCCGTGCACGCTGTCATATTTCTCTGCTAGTAAATTACTGCCCATAATTACATCATAAACAGCTACAGCAAATGTAGGCATTGCGATCGACTCACCACTAAATGGATTTTTAACTGTTTCCATCTCAGTATCTAATGTCTCTTTAGCAACTAAGAATGGTAACTTATATGTCTTACCATTGTAATGTACTGATTGTTTTATTTTAAACGTACTCATAACCACCTTTTGTTTATTGTTTATATATGGGAAATTAAAGGAATAGTTTATTAAAGTCAATGCACTAAATAAACTTATTCACACAACCTAAAGTTGAATTGTTTGTTTTTTTTTAGGGAGGGTGGGCCCATAGTTCACAAGCATAAAAACCCAAAATGGGCGTGATATAAATACAACAATTATTATAGGGTGGGTGGGCCCATAGTCCACAAGCTGTGTATAATTTTTTACTTGACACAAGATGTAGTATGTTTTGAAAGAAATAAAAAAAAGACGAGGCGATTTTCGTCGCCTCGTCTCGCCTCTCGGTAAGTTATGATTGAGAGTTCTTAAATTTAATTGAGTTTAATCTCGCTTGTCGTTCCTCTTGTTTTTTTCTTCTCCAATCGCTAACCTTCATACAAACGCCCATTGTTATCCCAACAAGAACAATTAAAAGAACTTCTTTTTCAATAATCATAATGTCATATTGACAGCATAATATTCAGTTTGCCAACCCTCTTTAATGTCTTGTGTATTATATTTTTCAACTTCATTTAGTTTTTTAACAACATCTCTGGCA